AAAGCTTGCGAATTATCTTAACAAAAATTCAAAAGTTTTGAGAGCAGATGAATATTTGTTGCAGGAATATTGCTCAGCCTATGACGTTTATCGCAAAGCTTACGATTCAATTAGAAAAGATGGAATTCAGCAAAAAGTATTTAAAACTATGCTAAGTCCTGTAACCGGTAAGCCAGCAGCAAAAGACTTTCAAGGCTTTAGAAAAAATCCTGCCTATCAGATGATGTCAGATTCACTTTCTAAAATGAATCAAATAGGCAAAGAATTAGGATTGAGTCCAAGAGCAAGGTCACAAATGATGGAGCTTAACTCTCCTAATGAAAAGAAAAAAGAATCAGTTTCGGATCAATTAAAGGAGTTTTTTAAGCAATGAAGATTGATTTAACACAAACTCACGATGTTGAAGGAGCATATGATGCAATAAACTGGTCAGCAATTCGAAAAAAATATAAAGATCCAGGCACCAATTATTGTTTTGATGTATTAGATAAAAAAATACAAGCAGGCTACTTAATTAAGTTAGCCTGCTTTCGTCATTTAAGGGATTTACAAAGACAAGACGCTCCTGATTTTCCATATCACTATGACGTCAAAGAAGAAAACGTTGTCTTAAAATTAGCGAAAATAATTCCAGATATTGACGAAGAAAAATTTGTTTCTTTAATGGACTTCGAAAAATTTATACTTGCTCAATTAAATGCTTGGAAGGACAACCGTGGCGAGCGTAGATTTACGGAAGCACACATATCTCTTGGACGTGGCCAAGGTAAAACTCAAATCGCAGCTATCCAAATGTGTAAAGCCTTTATTGTTGATACATTAAAATATACAAACAAGGACTTCATGGTTTCAGCAAACACAAGTGACCAGACCAGTAAGTTGTTTGGCTATATTTCAAAAATGATTAAGGCAATTATTAAAATAGAGCCGTTTAAGAAGCTTGCTAAAAATTCTGATTTGCAAATTCAGGCTAATCAAATTATTCAAAAGGTAACAAATAACCGTATTTTAAGGCTATCTTATGAAGCAGATAAGTACGACTCCACACACAATGTTTTAGCGATCTATGATGAAGCTGGAGCCTTAACAGACTTTAACCGTATTTCTGACATTACTGATGGGCAGGGACAAGTTGTACCTTACCACCAATTTATCAAAATATCGTCTGCTTATCCTGATCCAACTGGGCCGTTTCATCAAGAGGAAAAAGCAATGCAGAGCATTATGGAGCAAGACTTTAAACGCGAAGGTGACAATATGCTTTGCTGCGTTTGGGCACAGGATGATTTATCAGAAACATACAAACCTGAAACTTGGGCGAAGTCTAATCCTTTAATTAATTTGTCTGCCGAAGAAAAAGACAGACGAACAAAAAATTTAATTAATCAAAGAGATCAGGCCTTATTAACTAACACACTTCATAAATTTCAAAATAAAACTTTAAACCTTTGGTTAAAGCAAGCAACTACTAGTTTTCTTAAGTTGCAAGATGTGGAGAGTGCTATTGATGATAGTTTCCAAATTGACGGGAGGGAAGTATATATAGGACTTGACTATTCCATGTTTTCGGACAACACGGCAATAGGCTTTGTTTATCCTTACCAGGACGAAAATGGCAAGTCAAAGTGGCACTTGGCAGAACACAGTTTCATACCTTGGCAGCAAGCAGGTTCTTTACAGACAAAAGAAAAACAAGACGGGATTGCTTATAACGAGTATCCTCAGTATTGTACGATTACAGCACACCCCAAAGGGATTATTAATCCAGAACAAATTTACAGATGGCTTTTAGATTATGTTGAAGAACATAACTTGAAAGTCATTTTTTTTGGATATGATCGTTTCGGCAGTTACCAAGTCAAGAACATTACTGAAAGCTTAAATACTAATACTAATTGGTTAATTCAGGATATAGCTCAAAGGACAAGTGAGTTGGCCAATCCTACTAAGTTTTTGCAAGAATGCTTTGCTACAGGAAAAATAACACGATTTAATGATCCGATTATGGAAAAAGCATTGCTGAATGCCTCTATTAAAGAAGACAAGATTGGTATTCAGGTGGATAAAGATAAAGCTACCCTGAAAATCGATGTAGTTGATGCATTGATAGACGCTATGTATAAAGCTATGGACCATTTCGAAGACTATGGCCTTACTAACGATAAGTCAACAGAAGTCGATCGTATGACGGAAGATCAAGTATTAGATTGGTTTAAAAATCCTGAATCAGGATTATTGTAAGGGGATGATTATTATTTTAATTGAAACTTTATTCAAATTAATTTGGAAAGTCATTGATTTAATTCTATATTTTGCAGGGTTTGGCTTTATTGTCTGGGCTCTTTTTTTATGGAAATTTGCAGCTGGGATCGCTGGAATTGGAGCTGTATTACTAATAACAGGTCTAGTGATTGACTTTCTCCCTAAGCTTGTTAAGAAAAAAGGTGATTAACCTTGCCGGTTTTTAATTTTAACAAAGAATCAAGACAGTCAGTGGACTTGAATAGTGCTGACTTTATTAATTTTCTAACTGGAGGTGATAGCGACAAATATGTTTCAGCTGACCAAGCTTTAGCTAATTCAGATCTCTATTCGTTAATATCCCACCTTTCAGCTGATTTGGCTTTGGTTAGATTGCAAACATCTTCTAAGCGATGGCAAAAATTTTTAACGGATCCAACAACTGTTACTAATGGCTTTTCATTTTGGCAAGCAATGTTTGCACAACTGTTATTAGATGGTAATGCTTATGCTTATCGCTGGCGCAATGATAATGGTGTTGATCTTTATTGGGAGGGCTTAAAACCTTCACAAGTTACCGTTTATAAAAATTTAAATGGAACAGGATTAATTTATGATGTTAATTTTGACGATCCCAATATTGGCACAATTACCAACGTACCTCAGGGCGATATAATCCATCTGCGCTTAATGGCAAAAGACTCAATTGGACTAACTGGCTATTCACCACTTAGAGCTTTGACAGCTGAATTAAGCATTAAAAATAAGTCAAATGATTTAACTGAAAATGCACTTTCTCAATCTGTAACTTCACCAGGAATTTTAACAATAACACACGGAGGAAAATTAAATGGTGAACTGAGAACTGCACATGCTAGAGCTATGATGAAGCAGATCCAAAACGGCTTACCAGTTGTTTTGGATGACCTCGAAACTTGGACACCACTTGAAGTTAAGGGAGATGTGGCCAAGCTATTGTCGCAGGTTGATTGGACTAGCAAGCAAATCGCTAAAGTCTATGGATTGCCAGATAGTTATCTAAATGGTGAAGGTGATCAGCAATCTAACTTAGATCAAGAAAATAATCAGTATGCTAAAGCATTAAAACGATACGTTGGTCCGATTGTTAGCGAACTGAATAGTAAATTAAATACTACAATTGTTCCTGATCTTAGGCCAGCCATTGATGCAGTTGGAGATGGCTTTGCAGGGCGTATATCAAACATGGTTAAGGATGGGGCGCTTAGTCCTAATCAAGCGCAGTTTGTTTTACAAAGGGCAGGATATTTCCCACAAGATATGCCTAAATTCATAAATGAAGGAGGTGAGAAAGATGGTAACAATACCGATTAAAGGAACAATTGTAGACGATGACGATGCGGATGTTTATGAATTTTGGAATTATAGCTATACCTCACCTAATAGTGTGGCAAAAGCTCTAGATGATGCTAATGGGCAAGATATTGTTTTAGAAATTAATTCACCTGGAGGCTATGTAAATGCAGGTTCTGAAATTTATACCAAAGTTCGTGAATACTCTGGCAATGTTGAAGCCAAAATTGTAGGACAGGCATGTTCAGCTGCGTCATGGATAGCTTTAGCGGCAGACAAGGTAATTATTTCGCCAACTGCTCAAATGATGATTCATCGAGCGTCGATTGCAGCAGCTGGCAATGTTGATGACTTAACTAGTGCAATAAATGCACTAGACGAAATGGATAGGGCTTATGTTGATTTGTATTCAAAACGAACTGGTAAAAAACCAGAAGAAGTTTATCAGCTAATGGCTAATACTACTTGGATGAATGCTAAAACTGCTGTAGAAAATGGTTTTGCTGATGAAGTAATGTTTGAGCAGAAAGAACCTGCGGTAGTTAATGCTGATGGTGATTTACCAATAAGCCCAGAAATGATTTCGAAAACCAAAAATATAATTCATAACAATAAAAAATCGAAGAAAAAGAGTCAGGAAATTAAAAACCTGGCTCTTTTACTTTGGGATTAATCGGAGGACATGATTAATGGATATTAACAAATTACATGACGATTGGATCGCAGCTGGTCAAAAAGCTGACGATTTATTAAATAAAAAGGTTTCCTTAACTGAAAAATATCATTCAGATTATCAAAATATGAATGACTCTGACAAAGAAACATTTAGAAAAGAAATGGAAAATGTTGCGCAAAATTATAAGGATGCAGTAAGCGCAAGGGATTTTGCTAAACAAACTTATTTGGATGCCAAAGCTTCAGAAAAGCCTATTGATAAAAAGCCTTTAGATAAAAAAGAAACTAAAGAAGAAAAAGATCGGAAATGTATTAAGAACTTTATCTCTAACATGAAGAACATGGTAACTTCTGGTCGTATTCCCGATGGTGCAGATACTACTACTGATCCTGATGGCTCAAATGCTGGTTTAACCATTCCTGAAGATATTCAAACTAGAATCAATAAATTCATGCGGGAATTTACTTCTTTAGAGAACTTGGTCGCAGTTGAAAACGTAAGTATTCCTAGTGGCTCTAGAGTTTATGAAAAACTATCTGATATTAAGCCTTTGGCAAATTTGGACGATGAGTCTGGTAAAATTCCTGATAATGATGATCCAAGCTTAATCAAGATTAGCTATCGTGTGCAACGTTATGCGGGTATTTCTACTGCTACTAATACACTTTTGGCTGATAGTGATGAAAATATTTTAAATTGGTTAATCAATTGGGCTTCTAGAAAAGACGTTGTTACTCGTAACCAAGCAATTCTTGATGTTATGGGTAAGGCTC